ATTTCATAAATTCTATCATCTTCTCCAGGGTAGAGATAATTTATGATATGGGAAAATGATATGGCAAGTTCATCTACGCAGACATTATCAATCATATCTATATTGTTGTTTTTATTATCTACATAAATTGCAGACATGAGTATAACAAGTTCTTCTACAGTTTTGAATATTTCTTTCTCATCTTCCATCTTTTCAAAAGTAGAAAACATAAACATCATTTTGTCTTCTATATGAGACATTCTCTTTCTTATAGTTTCAAAATCTTTATGCATTGCTCTGTGTGTTTAATCCTTGTTCAAGTACATTAATTGTTTCTACAAATAAGTTAAATCCATTAAGGTAAGTGTAGTAGATTATTGTAGCAAATGTAGAACTTTTGATAAGATCAGAATCTTCAATTGAACTATCAATATCTTCTTCAAGAACCTGAGACATTGCTATTACAATATCTTCAATAGGAAGATCTTTATAAGTAGGAAAAAGTATCATAAATCTTGAGCAAAGATGTAAGATAAGTCCCTCAATATCATCAAATAGTTTTTCTTCATCAAGTGTAGAGAGATTTTCTACTACTCTCATGCAATGTTCTCTCATTATATCTGATTTTGAAAGTATTTTTTCAAAATCCTTATGCATTTCTTTCATAAAAGTTTTTATTTAAATTTTTATCTATAAATGTTATACTTCTCTAATACCCATCGTTTCAAAGTTTTATAAATATGGGAGGCTTACAAAAGAATGTAAGCCTCCCACTTGTTGTACTCCGTAAATAAACATTAAAGATTTAAAGATCATCAAGATCATCAAGACTAATGTCTGAGAAATCACTATCAGAAGTACTTGTTTCTGTTACAACAGATTGCATAGAACTCTCTGCTACAGAATCAAATGACATTTCTTCAACTTCAATATTTTCAGCATCACTATCCAAATTGTAATCTTCTGTTTTAGTTGTGGCTACACCAGTAGAATTTGAGAAGTAAGGTTTGCCATATGCTTGTTGATAGATTGAATTAAAGAGTTTTGGATCATCTATAAGAGATTTTACAATCTCCACATATTGTTCCTCTTGTTGAGGTGTCCAGGGTTGATATTTTACTTTATCCAGGTCTGGAGCAGTACTTAAGTACTCAAGAATTTTCTTCTTGTTCTCTGGTGTAGGGTCTTCAAGAACTTCTCCATTTATAGAAATACCACTTCTGTCATCAAGGAAGTATGAACTTTCATAAGAAGTAATATTTCCTGTTTCAGTTGGTTTCTCTTGCATAATTAGAGCAAAGTTTTTACCTTTGAAAACATCTTGAACAATGCAGGATTTCTTACCTATAGAAAGATTCTCTTCAAGTTGATGATCAATTTTCTCTTTGATTTGTTTAGAAAATCTCATAATAAGAATCTTACCCTCAAGTTCTGGTTGATGTTCATCTTTAATTACCTGAACAAGTGCCCAGTAGTAGAATCTTCTTGTAAAATGTCTACCAATTGCTTTATAAATCGGATTTGTAAGTTTGTTCAGGGTCATTTTTGCAACACTCATAATGTTGTTGTTATTCCCTGCATTACTTGGACAATCTACTTGAATTCTGGCATTTGGATTTTTAGGATCTGGAAGAAAGTAAATGTACTTTCCAATAATATTACCTCCAACTGGATCTTTTGGATTAGGTAAAAATCTGATAATAGAAGAATATTTTTTATTCTTCTTTGCAAGTTCCCCAGTTAGTCCTACTTGATAAAGATCTGGATCTTTTTGAAATTCGCCAGATGAACCATGTTCACCTGCTACTACAAAATTTTCTTCTTTAAGGTCGAAGATTGAATTTACATTTTCTGACATGTTTTAAATATTTAATGTTTACAAAAATAATACCCTACTGGAAATGGAAATGTTTCAAAAACAGACTTCCAAAGTCATTACAACTTTGGAAGTTTAGGTGTTTTTGGAAGTTTAGGAGAAGAAAGAGAAGAGTAGTTTGGCATTTTTGAATATTGCTGTTTCTCCTGCTCTTTCTGTTTCTTTTCTTTCTGTTTCTCCATCTGTATCCAAGTATCGATGAGATCTTTATATTCAAAGTATCTCATCTTGGATATGGAATCTGGAGGTATGCTCTTATGCAGGATCAGATATTGAATGCATTGAGCGAGATTTCCTAAGTTTATCGAAAATATTCGACAGATTGAAGAGTCCCTTGTACCCTCCTCGAAAGTTGATTGGTACTCGTACCTGTAAGGCACTTTCCCCCTCTCCAAAGTTTACAAGAATAGTATTCTTAATTCCAAGATTGATTTTTTCCTTTACTTCTGAAATAAGCATATGTTCATCATAGGTAAAAGATTGATATTTTTCATAAAGTGAAGAAATATATTTGTCCTTATCATCAAGAAGTCTCCAATCTTTAATCATAAATTGGACAGTTTTGATGAAGTTTTCATTTATAAATCCTTCTCCTTTCTCTTTCTTTTCAGCCTGTCTACGAACATATTCTCCGATATATTCTGTTACACCTATTGTAGGAACATATAGTTTAATAGGTGCAGAGAAACTTTCATCTTGAAAAACAAATCCTCTTTCATCTTCATCATAGAAAGCCATTATATCTTCATCAATAGAATGATAATCAAATGAGTCATTGTTTATTTCAATCTCTACAACTGCCCCAGTTTTTGGATTTGTAACAGATTGAGTAAGTTTAACTTCTCTCTGTTGTGCTTTCATTGTAATATCTCTAAGAGCAAAGATATAGAAGATTTTGTCTATAACAGAGATATCCTTATAACTACCAGCCTTTCCATTTACCTGTACTTTTATACCTCTACTTAGAATGAAATTGATTTTTTCATCTATATCAAGGATAGATGATTCATTCATTTCTGAGTAGTATTTCATTTCTTCTACATTTAAACTTCTAATAGAAGAAATGAAAGATTTAGGGCAAAAAAGACCTTTACTTGGAAGTTTGGACTCAGAATCCAAGACTGTATATCCAAATCCAAGAGATCCAAGTTTAGGCTCTATGGATGTATTTTCTTTAACTTCTTGAATAGAAGTAGGCTCTTGTACCTCGCCATCAAGGAGAGCATCTCTTCCTGTATTTTCTGTATTTTCTGACATAAGATTTTTAAGTTTTTATAAAAGGTTAATTCACTCCCTCAACTGAACTTAGTTCAAGGAATTTTGTAAAATAATAATTTAAAATTTCTACAAAGACATTTGTCTCATCTACCTGGTTTTCATCTCTATCTTGAATTGCTATTTCAAGTTCAGATTTGAGCCTAACAGTCATTGTAGTTGAAGAAATCTCCTCTCCTTTCTTTGAAGCGAATACAAGAAGCGAATCTGTTACAGCATCAAGCATTCTTATCTTCAAATTTTTAAGTGAGACTTCTTCTGGATTAGTAACTTCCTGAGACATATAATCTTCAAGTAGTTCTGCTTTTAGTCTTTTAAGCGTATCTGTTACCATGTATTAAAAAGATTTTAAATATTAAATATACCACCATCTTTTGAATTTATATCAGAAAAGTTTATCTTGTTTCCATTTCTTGTAGGAACTGGATGGCAGGTATTAAAATACTTTGCATATGCATTTCTGATTATACTTGTTACCATATTGAAAGATGGTGGACTCGGTTCAAATTCAAGATCTACTTCTTGAAGCCCTAAGTGAGTTTTCAAGAGATTTTCATCTATTCCAAGAACTTTCATATGTATATGTGTAGGACTGTCTGTTCTATGACTTATGTTCATAATGTTCATTTTCATAGTCACTTTATGCAATGAAAGTTCAAGATAACTTTCATGCCCCTCTCTCATTACTTCAAGCAGGTAGTCAAGACTTTTATTAATAGTATCTCCAATTTCAAATTCTCTATCTTTCTGAACTTTTTCTACTGCTGTATATTCAAAAACTTTATCATATACATATAGAATAATAGTATCTCCTGGCATAAAATTTCTTGCAAATTTAAGTTGTATAAGTGGACAATCTTTAAAATTCTTGATACCGTATTGGAGAATATCTGCTACTGCAAGTCCAATAGCATCTTCTTTATCCTGCGTGTAATTGAATCTGTAAAGTTTAGATACTTCATTACAATGCAAATATATCAGATCGATGAGTCTCTGAGTAAATTTACCATGTCTCTTGGCATCAATCATTAGATTATGATATTCTTCTTTTTCAATATAATTTGCCATAAAGAAATGAGAATTTTTAGATTATATCTTCATCTATTGAAAGTCCACAAGTAGTAGTAATTACAACTTTAAACCCAGAAACAGCATTCTTGATTACACTTTTATTTACAGAGAATGGTTCTATGATTTTGGCTTCTTTCAGAGAACAAAGTTCTCCAGTAAGTACATTGTAACCTGTTTCAAGATCAGATGTATATCCCTCTTGAAAATGTGAAATGTCTTCTGAGTCTCCTACATTTGTACGGATAAGAATTTCAAGCATTTTTCTAAGTGCACCTTGAAGTGTTTTTATAGCAATTTTTCCACTTGGTGTAGTGCATGTGTCCATCATTTCATCAAGTTTATCTGCAGATAGAACATAACTTTTACATGCTCCATAAAGATATCCTCCTGTAATTGCTACTTTTGTACTTTCTATTGCATCATCTATTCTATCTCTAAGTTGAGTCATTTCAGCCTCACTATTTGCATGTAAGTAAAGAATAGAAGCACCACCTGTAAGGAATGAAAGTCTTTGAGAGTATGCTTCTCTCAGAACTTCAGTCTCTGCATATTCTTTGGCTTCTTTAAGGGAAGTAATTAGAGTTTCAAATTCTTTTGTAGGTTTTTCATATGTAAGTGTTGTGTAATTTCTTTGGATAGTAATATTTTCTATTGTACCCAAGTTCTCTATCTTGTCAAAATCAGAAAGTTTGATATCCAAATCTTTATCTCCAAGAGTTGCTCCTGTAATAGTTGCTATATCTGAGGCAATAGTTGATTTGTCTACTCCATACTTAGGAATTTTAATTACACAAACTTGAAGTCCATTTTCTTGCTTATTCTTTATAAGGTCTACAAGAACAGCAGGTGCAATGTCTGAGCAAAAAATTACAAGTGGTAGATTTTCAAGTAGACAATATTGTGTTACATTCTTGATTTCTCTAAGTGTACTGATTTTATGATTAGTTACAAAGATTTTTGGATTTTCAAATTCTATCTTTCTTCCAGAAGACATTTCTGTAAAATGAAGAGAAGCAAATCCAGATGGAATTTTTACTCCTGTTATTCCTGTAAAATAAGATTCCCCAGTTGTGCTTTCTTTAATGTCTATTACACCCTGTGCACCTACTTTATGAAGAAGACTACCTATAAGTCCACCTATTACAGAGTCATTATTGGCAGATATAGTAGCAATAGATTTAAGTTCTTCTTCTGAAGTTACATTAAGTTTAATAGATTCAAGATATTTTATAATAAAATCTGTGGCATCAGATATTGTATTTAAAAATTCTCTTTTGTTAATACTTAAATCTTGTGTACAGATTCGGTATGCTTCTACAAGAGATTGAAGAAGTATACTTACAGAAGTTGTACCATCTCCACTTTCTACCATAGTTTTGTTACAGATGTCTTTAACTATCTGACTACCCATATTTTCTACAGGATCTGAAAGGAATATAGATTTTGCAACTGTTACACCATCTTTTGTAATATGTGGAAGAAAGTTGCCTCTATCTATAATTACATTATCTCCATTTGGTGCATATGTCTTTGCAATTGCTGTGCAGGTTTTCTTTATTCCAGAAAGAAATCTTTCTTGGAAGTCATCATCAAGGTGTAT